GACCGCCTACCTGGCTAAAAAATCCAGTGGCAAAAAAAGAGTACAAAACGATCATAAAAGATCTAAAAAAGGCACCATCTTTTTTACTTTGCGATTTGGATATTAACAATTTGGCGGCATACTGCAACGCATATGCACAGTACAGACGTGTAACTGCCCTGATTGACGATCTGGCAGAGGACGAGTTAACCGTGCAGACCAAAAGCGGGGAAAAACCAAATCCGCTGATCAGCTTGCAGACAACCTACAGCACAGAGATGCGGCGCTATGCATCTGTATGTGGGCTGACGCTTGACTCGCGACTTAAACAAGCGTCGGCACAGCTGACAAAGCAGGAAAGCCAGATTGAAAGTGAGTTTGGTGACATTTGATCCTTGAAGAAATCAAAGAATATGCCGAATGGTGCCTAGAAGATAAGGTGGTTTCGGAGGATGAAAAGTACATCTCCGGTAAAAAGCACAAGTGGGCTTGCCAACGTCTACTGAAAGATATTGCGCGGGCGCAAAAAGATGATTGCGAGTTTTATTGGGATGAAGAGGAAGCACAGAGGATTGTTAATTGGTTCGCACTTCTCCGACATTCAAAAGGCGAGCTGGCCGGGAAACCGATCAATCTGACGAAATCGCAAAAATTTTTTATCTGCCAGCTCTACGGCTGGCGAAGACAAGACGGAAGAAAGCGGTTCAAAAAGTCTTTCAAGGAACTGGCGCGAAAAAACGCGAAGTCCCAAGAGGAAGCAGGAATCGCACTTTATGAAATCTCGGTATCCGCGAGCAGATATCGAGAGGTATACGAGTACTACACGGCCGGAACCAAACACGATCAAAGTAAGATCGTACTGGAAGAGGCAAAACTGATGCTAAGTGGCTCACCACTTAAACCAAAATTCCGAATCACGAGAGATCGCGTTGAGCATCGCAAAACAAAGTCGTTCATTAAAGCACTTTCAAAAGATGATGGAAAGAACGGAGATGGAACGAACCCGGCCGGACTGATCTTGGATGAATACCATCAGCACAAGACAACCGAGTTCTACGATTTGGGACTCGGATCAAGCACAAAAGAGTCCCTGTTGATGATCATCACAACAGCAGGAATGGATCTTACCTATCCCTGCTATACACAAGAATACGAACTGTGTTCAAGAATTTTGGACCCGGATTGCGATGTGGAGAATGATGAGTACTTAGTAGATATATACGAGCTGGATCAGGAAGACTACGCAACCAACCAACAACTTGAAAACGAGAATGCGTGGTGGAAAGCAAACCCGATCAGAATGTCTTATGCAAAAGGCCGCGAGAAGATACGCGGCGAATGGGAAATTGCAAAACAAATTCCTGAAAAGATGATCGCATTCTTGACAAAATGTATGAATGTGTGGGTGCAGCAGCAGAAAAATCAGTACATGAACATGCACAAGTGGAAACTATGCGAAGTCACACCGGACAAGCTGCCAGATCTGCAAGGACTTCCAGTTTATATCGGTTTTGATATGTCCGCTAAGTTAGATTTAACATCAGTTTCCCCGGTTATCCCGATTGATACGGGAGAAAAAGACGACATAGGGCAGCCAATCAAGAATTATATTGTGTTCTCGCACAGTTTCATTCCATCAAGAGAAAGGCTGATTGAGCATGTATTAAAAGACAAAGCTCCTTATGATGCCTGGGAGAGAGATGGATATATCACAATCACAAATTCCGAGATCGTAGATCAGGGACAGGTACTCAAGTGGGCACTGGATTTTGTGAGAAAGCATGAACTGGACCTGCAATGCCTTTGTTTCGACCCAGCGAATGCGGCAAAGGCAATGAAAGATATTTCAGATGCAGGATACACGGTTGAAGAGGTGTTTCAATCACATAAAGCACTGAATGAATGTACAAACGGTTTCCGCGAGCAGGTGTATTGCGGAAACGTGATGTACCTCAAAAACCCAGTACTGAATTATGCAATGTCGAACGCAGTGATACGACAAAATAACGGCTTGATAAAAGTCGATAAAGACGCAACAACGAAACGAATTGACCCAGTGGACTCAACGCTATGCGGATTCAAGCTGGCAATGTACCACGATTTTACAGAATCAAGAATAGAGGATGCAATCGACGCTTTCCTAGAAGGAGATTTTTAATGGGACTTTTGCAAAGACTTATAAATGCAAAAAATGCACTGTTAAACAAAACAACAGTGATTGGGAGAGACGACGATCTGCTAGAGTGGCTTGGAATCGACCCGGAAGGAATGACGAAGGGTGAGCTGAGTGAGGCAACATATTTTGCCTGCATGAAAAGACTCTCCGAAGGTATCGGCAAACTACCGATCAAACACTATGTGAAAACGGAGAACGGTCGAGCCAGAGCAGATCCAAAAGACAAAATTGATTACCTGCTTGCAATACGACCAAACCAGTTCATGACTCCGACTACTTTTTGGACTACGGTAGAGCTTAACGTACAACATTATGGCAATGGTTATGTATGGATACAAACCAGTTGGGACAAAAAGAAGAAACGCACCGTACATGCGTTATGGATCATGCCCTCAAAAGATGTCACCGTTCTCATAGATGACAAAGGCATTTTCGGAGGAAAAGGACAAATCTGGTATGACTATGTAGACAGGTATTCAAGTGAAGAATATGTATTTAGCCACAAAGACGTAATGCATTTTAAGACTTGGTACTCGACTGACGGAATCGTTGGAATTTCGGTCCGTGACGCTCTGAAAATGAACGTAGACGGAGCAATGAATAACGAGAAGTTTTTAAACAATCTGTATAAAAACGGATTGTCCGCAAGCATGGCACTGCAATTTACCTCAGAGCTCGATGAAGGGCGGCAAAGAAAGCTTATTGAAAAATTCAAAGGCTTGTTAGCCGGCCCGAAAAATGCTGGAAACATCATCCCAGTACCGCCTGGAATGCAGTTGCAACCATTGAGCTACAAACTCACAGACTCCCAGTTCTTGGAATTGAAAAAATATTCTGCATCAAGAATCGCCGCTGCGTTTGGTGTAAAACCATCGCAGATCAACGATTACGACAAATCTTCGTACAGTTCATCGGAAATGCAGAACTTAGATTTTTTGATTGATACAGAAGCGATCCGCTTGAAGCTATACGAGGAAGAGATGGGGTACAAACTTCTCGGTGCGGAACGAATGCTGAGAGGAGAATACTTCAAATTCAATGAGAAAGCAGCTTTGCGTACAGATAGCGAAACACAGCAGAAGATCTTATGCGGATATGTTAATCACGGCGTATACACGGTTAATGAGGTCCGTGAAGAGCTGGATATGGAAGCCAAAGAAGGCGGCGATCAGCTGATTGTCAACGGAACTTATATACCACTAAAGGATGTAGGTACACAGTATGGTACGGGAGGCAACGCAGAAAGTGAAGGAGACGACAAAGAAGAATGAAAGAGTGTTGGATAAATGGCGATATCGTCACGGCTGACTACGAGTGGTATTATGACTTCTTCGGAATGAAGTGTACGACTCCGGAGCATCTAAAAATGAATTTTGCCGATGCAGAGACCGATGAAGAAATTATAGTACACGTAAATTCCGGAGGCGGCATGGTAACGGCCGGAATGGAAATTTACTCCATGATAGCGCAGCGCAAAAACGTTACTGTGCTGATTGATGGCATAGCAGCATCGGCGGCCGGAGTGCTGACACAGGGTGCTGACAAGGTGCTGATCGCTCCTGTCGGGGCAATTATGATCCATAACGTCTCAGCCAATGTAAACGGCGACTATCACGAGATGGAGCGCACAGCAGAGGAACTACAAGAGCTAAATCGAGCAATGGCGGGTGCTTACGCTCAGAAGTCCGGCAGACCGATGGATGAGATCTTGGAGCTGATGGACAAGGAAACATGGTTATCGGCAGAAAAAGCTATCAGCTATGGATTTGCCGATGCGATCATCGAACCACAGAAAGCAGAAGTAACCAATGCAACAGGACTGAGCCTGACTCCGGAGATGATGGCACAGGCTAGAGCAGAAAAAGACAAGAAGGAAAAGAGAATGAAAGAAATCCAGAATATGTTGGATTTTTACGGCTAAGGAGGCAGCATGAAATTATCAGAGGAATTATTGAACAAAATCAAGGCTAAGAAGACAGAAGTAAGCGATGCGCTGAGAGCAAACGATCTGGCAAAGGCAGAGGCAGGGAAGAAAGAGCTGGACGACCTCCAGAAAGAATATGAGATGGCATTAGAGATCGAGGCAGAGGATGTAACTAACGCGCTGCCAGATCCAGTACCAAGCGGACTCAATCCAGTTAAACCAGAAGCCCAGAAAAACTCTACAGCTGAATTTGCCAACATGGCAAGACACGGATTCATGAACACAATGACAGAAGGCACAAAGGCAACTGGCGGATACACTGTCCCGGACGATATCCAGACAAGAATTGAGACATACCGTGATGCTACATTCAGCTTACGCAAGCTGGTGAGCGTTGAAAATGTTACCACCCAGAAGGGCGAAAGAACCTTCAAAAAGAGAAAGAAGAGAACTGGCCTGATCAAGACAGGCGAGGCGGAAGCAGCGCAGAAGTTAGCAGACATCGAGTTTGAGCGCCAGTCGTATAACATTGAGAAATACACTGGATTTATCGCAATTACAGAGGAATTGCTAGATGACAGCGATGCAAATATTACCGAGACTATTATACAAGACATTGGCGAAGAGGCTCGCATAACGGATAATGTTGAGATTTTAGCGATCTTGGATGCAAATCAGGAGCAAGTGAAAGAAGTTACAAGCTATTACGACCTATTACCAGTCGTGATCACAGGATTGGGTAGCACATTTGCAAATTCCTCAACACTAGTAGTCAATGACACTGGAGCTGCTTGGCTGTATGGATTAAAGGATGGAAACGGCAGACCATTAGTCACACCGGATGTCACTGCCGCGGCAAAGAATGTTGCAGCGTTTGGACCGTATCGCTTAAGAGTGGAGATCATCCCAAATAAAGATATGCCAAATGCAGCAGATGGTTCAACCCCGATCTATGTGGGAGATTTTAAAGAAGCTGCGAAGATCTTTGACCGCAAGCGAACCACAATCAAAAAGAGTGATACCGCATCAATTGGCGATTTAAACGCATTCGCAGAAGATTTGCAGCTATTCAAACCAGTAGTGCGTGTAGACTATGTAATCCGAGATAAGGAAGCATACAGAAGATGCAAGGTAACAAAGGAGACTCTGACAGCCGCAGGAATTGACCCGGAAGTTGAAACACAGGCTACGGAGCAGCAAAATGCTGTAGCGCAGGAAAAGGAGTAACACATGGAAGATCTGTACGCAGAGGCGAAGAAGTTTCTGAGGCTCGATGATGACGAGCAGATTGACTTTTACGTAGACGTGGCCGTTGAGTATGCACAAGCAGCCGTTGGAAAGCTGGACTATAGCAAAAAGCGCGTACAGTATCTGATATTGGCAATAGTCCAAGAGTTACATGATAACCGTACATACGACTATCAGTCGGTGGCAAAGGGAGACAATGAGAAGCTGCGTAACGTGATACGATCCATGATTACGCAGCTGCAGCTGGAGGTAGACAATGAGAATTGATCCTGGCGAGCTGAACAAGAGAATTGAGATCTTAAAAGGATACTCCGAATCAAAAGATGGATACCCAGTGGAGAAGGCAGAAACTATACGCAGATGCTGGGCGCGAGTAACGCATGAGTCTGGCTCGGAAGTAATGAAGCAAGATACCTTAGTCGCCAAATCAAAAGTTCGTTTCCTTGTGCGTAAGACGGCAACGGAAATAACAACGGACATGTACATCATGTACGCGGGTAAGCGCCACGATATTGTATACATACGCGACTACGACGATCCATACAGTGAGATCATCGCGGAAAGGAATGAATGATGGCGAAATTTCAATTTGATGGCGATGCCGACTTAATGAGAATGCTTGAAAAGCTTGAGGATGCTGACGAGATTTGCCCAAAGGTGCTGCAAGCGTGTGTTGGCCCACTCGTAACCGGGATTAAGCGCGGATACGCCGCCCATCACAGAACAGGCGACATTGAAAAGAGCGTAAAAGCCGGGAAACCCAAAAAAGGCAAGAACGGTTGGTATATTTGTGTGACACCAACCGGAAAAAGTACACAGAACGTTGATTCCAAAGGTACAACACACGAAAGAACCAAGCCAGTCAGCAACATGGAAAAGGCGGTTTACCTGGAGTATGGAAGCAAAAAACAAGCACCTAATCCAGTTATCGCTCCAGCCACCAGAGCTGCAAAATCAGAAGTAACGGCAAAAATGCAACAAGAGTACAACGAGATCGTAGGAGGCAAATGAACTATTTTGATGCAGCCGTAGAAGCGGCAGGAAAAATTGGTATCCAAGAAGTATCAGAAGATATCTACCTTGGAAATGCGAAGCGCTATGTGATTGTATCAGTAGAAACAGAACCAGAAGCGTTTGCAAACGATACACCGTGTGCGGATCGCCTATATATCACCATTGGCGTGTACGTCCCAGTTGAAGAAAACACGCGCAAATGGGATAAGAGCTTTCGTCTGGCACTTGAGATTGCCGGACTAGAAAATATAAAAAGGGTTGGAACAACCTACGAAGAAAAGAAAAGAACACGACATATCATCTATACCGCTGAAATGGCGGAGATAAGGGAGGCAAAATGGCTTTAATCGGTTTGCGCTATATTGTAACAGCGCCGTTAAAAGAAAAAACAACTTATGGAACAGGTTTTGTATTGGGAAAAGCAATCAAAGCAGATCTGAACGTAACTACGGCAAATGCAGAATTACATGCAGATGATGTACTGGCAGAGAGCGATAACAGTTTTGTCAGCGGCACCCTTTCCATTGGAGTGGACGACATCGCAGAAGAACATAAAAATATCATTCTGGGACACGAAGAGAATGATGGAGAGACTACAGCAAACGTAGACGATGCTGCAATCGAAGTAGGACTAGGTTTTTACGGAGTAAAAATGAAAAACGGAAAGAGAAAATACAGAGCTATTTGGCTCAGAAAAGGAAAATTTGCAGAACCGTCAGAAAGCTTTAAGACGAAAGAAGGAAGTACAACATTCACAACACCAGAGCTTACATACACCTTTGGAGCGGATGATGATGGCAACTGGAAAAATGAAAAAACATTCGACACTCCGGAAGAAGCTGTAAGGTACTTAAATGCAAAGGCAAATATTAGGTGAAGATATGAGTGATCTGAGACAAAAACCAAAAAAAATAAAGTACAACGGTACAGAATATGAAATTCTGTTCACGATCGAAGTAATGGATAAAATTGAAGACACCGTGGGACTAACATCAAATGATGTCATTGAAATCTTGAAAAATCCAGGAAAAGATCGAGAGACTAGAAATAAGTTTTTGAGACTTGGAGAAGTCCTAATAAATATCGATGCAGAAAAAAAGAACTTGCCTAGAGTCGCAGATGGAGAACTTGCAAGCATCCTAACGAATGCAAGTATGCTTGATTTGTTAAAGGTGGTAGTGGATACAGCACAGGAATCATTCTTCGTGCGCCAAGATGAGGAAGAGGAAGGCGACCCAAACCAGAGCAGGGCGACCCAGTAACGGTTGCCCGTTTCTACACAATTGGCAAACTCGTTGGCCTAACCGAAACAGAAATCTGGCGAGCGACTCCAAGAAAGATTCTTACACTTTTCAAAGATTACAAAAAGTTTCATGGACTAGAGAAAAAGAAAGTGACAATAGACGATATCATACCATTTTAAGGAGCGCTTATGGCAGATGCAAAAATTGGCGCAAAGATAGAACTTGACGGGGAACGGGAATATAAGCAAGCAATAAAAGATATCGCTAAAGAGCAATCAGTTTTGCGAAGCGAGATGAAACTGGTCGCAAGCCAGTTCGCAGACAATAGCAAGTCTGCCCAGGCACTTACTGAAACAAATGATGTGTTGGCACGCCAGATCGAGACGCAAAAGAACAAAATTGAACTTTTGAAGTCCGCACTGGAAGCAGCAAACACAGAGTATGGTGAAGGCTCAACACAATCGCAAAACTGGCAAATCCAGTTGAACAATGCACAGGTACAATTGAATGATATGAACCGTGCATTGGACGCGAATACAAAAGCACTGGATGAAATGGCAGAGAATACCGACGACACCGGAAGTGAAACGGAAGATCTGTCGAAAGCACTGAAAGAAAATGAGCTGGCGTTGGGGAGTGCTGAAAATGGCGCAAACGAAGCTGGAGAAGAGATCGACGACCTTGGCCAGAGCATGGATGAAGCCGGAGATAAGGCGCTGACCTTTGGTGAGATGGTAAAAGCCAATCTTACCGCTGATGTAATCATGGGCGGAGTTGGAAAAATCGTTGAAGGCTTAAAAGATGCTGGAGAATATGCAATCAAAGTCGGTTCAGATTTTGAAGCATCTATGTCGGAGGTGCAAGCGATCTCAGGAGCAACCTCATCCGATCTGGAAAAGATGTCGAGCAAAGCAAAAGAGCTTGGCGCTAGTAGTAAGTATAGCGCCACGGAAGCTTCCCAGGCATTTAAGTATATGGCACTCGCTGGTTGGGATACATCAAAATCAATCAGCGCGATTGATGGTGTTATGAACCTTGCTGCGGCATCTGGCATGGAACTTGCAAAAGCATCCGATATGGTAACGGACTACTTATCCGCGTTTGGCATGGAGGCTAGCCAAGCAAGCTACATGGCAGATATGCTGGCATATGCACAAGGCAACTCTAACACAACAGCGGAGCAGCTTGGCGAAGCATACAAAAATTGTGCTGCCAACATGAATGCCGCAGGACAGGATATCGAGACGACAACCGCAATGCTCGAAGCCTTGGCAAACCAAGGCTCGAAGAGTTCAGAGGCAGGAACAAAAGTTGCCGCAATGATGCGTGATCTTACGGCAAAAATGGACGATGGAAAGATTGCCATTGGCGACACCATGGTAACGGTAATGGACGCGAACGGCAACTTCCGCGACATGACGGATATCTTGACGGATGTTGATGCTGCAACACAAGGAATGGGCGATGCCCAGAAAGCAGCAGCTTTGGCATCTACATTCACTTCCGATTCAATTTCAGGACTGAATATGATCTTGAATGAGGGCGTTGACAAGATCGCAAACTATGAAGTACAACTTCGCAATTCTAATGGCACTGCTGAGGCTATGGCAAACACCATGCAGGACAACCTGCAAGGTAAAATCACAAATGCAGGATCAGCGCTAGAAGGCTTAGGAATCGCCGCCTACAACTACATATCTGGTCCGGCTGGAAAAGTGGTAGACCTTGCAACGGGAATGTTTAGAGGTTTAACTGATGTTTTGACACCAGAGCTGGACACAGCCCACCAGTTACTTGCAGATGCAGAGAGTACCGCAGACGCAGTGCAAGAAATCTACGACAAAGTTGATGAACAGAAAAAAAGTTTTGAATCAACACAAGACTCGATTGAAGCGAATGCAGAACTTGCAAAAAGGCTAACGGACAATCTTTTCGAGTTGGCAGGAAAAACGGATCTGTCTGCGACGGAATTGCAGACCATGGGCATCTATGTAGATGAGCTAAATACTTTGATACCCGACATGAACTTGTCGCTGAATAATCAGACTGGCGAGCTAAGCAAAACACGCGAAGAAGTCGATGCACTGACGCAATCATACAAAGAACAGGCAATTCAACAGGCATTTTTGGAACACTACAATGAATTGGCAACTGATTGCGCTGCTGCAATCCAAACAGCGGCACAAGCAAAACGAAACTTTGATGTAGCGCTAGCAGATCCGGCAGCACAAGCAGTATGGGAAGAATACCAGAACAAAGCAAAGGAATTTAACGCGGCCGGAGAAGAAATGGAAGATGCCTATATCCATGCCGGAAATGCTATATGGGCAACAAACAAAGCAAATGGAGATCTACTTGATGGACTTCTGAGCTCAGAAGAAGCAATGAATGCAGCTAATACTGCTGTAGACGATTGTAACGATGCAATGGAAGAGTGGGAAACTACTATGGCGGACTACAAAGAGTCTGTAGAGCCAGTAGTAGAAGGAACTGAAAATGCAACAGATACAATCCAAAAAATGGGGGATGCGGAAGAAGACACAGAGGAAAATACTGATGGACTAGCAGAGGCATTCCAGCGTTATGCGAACCAGACAGGCCAGAGCGTAGAAGAAATCTCAGAGGCTTATGACAAATTAAAGCAAGAATACGATAGCGCATATGAGAGTGCATACAATTCGATTCAAGGCCAGATAGATCTTACCAAGAAGCACGAGGAGCAGGAAGCAATCAGTGCGGCTAGTATTCTTGAAAATCTTGCATCGCATGTCAGCGCGATGCAAACATATGCTGAAAATTTAAAAGCAGTTAACGCAGGCATTGTAGACGATCAAGGAAACACAGTCGCGGCGCTAAATGAAGACTTTTTGGCTTACCTGAATGGATTAGGCGAAGACGGTGCAAATATTATCGCATCGATCTCGGCAGAGATCTCAGCCGGAAATACACAATTCATTAGCGACTTGAATAACCAGTGGGAAACAGGAATGACGATTTCCCAGTCGGTAGCGACAGAGACGGCGAATGCAAAATCACAATTTGACGAATACTGTGCAAAAATGGACGAAGCATCAGCGCAAGCAGTAGAAAATGCCGCGCAAGCTGGTGACAACGCAGGAAAAACCTATACAAGCTTTCAAGAAGCAGCGCTGGAACTTGGGCTTATTGATTGTGAAGGTGAAATTACAAGCTATGAAAATAGCGTAGATGCAAAACAAGAAGAATTTGGAAACATAGGAACGGAAACGGCCGATGCGTACACGGAAAACTTGCAAACAGGAATTTCACAGGCAGCGGACGGTGTAACCGGAGAAGTAGACGGAATCGAAGGAACAATTTCTGGCAAAAAGGGAACCTTTGGAGAAGACGGTGCAGGCGCAGCAGGTGCTTACGTTGACGAAATGACAGGGAAATTCTTTGGATCGGTTGTCTCAGTAGGACTATCGCTTTTGGCAATCTCTGGCGAAATTGTGCTGTTTAACGCCACGATGAAAAAACTTGGCGGTGACGCATCCGACAACTTTACTTCTAAAGTAGTTTCTGGATTGACAGCATCTGGCCCAAATGCTGCAGAGGGCTTTATAGGAGGTTTGGAAAACAGCATATGGGGATCAATGGAAAGGGTGAGAAGAGCTGCACAGGCGGTCGTTGATCGCGTGAATGCAACTTTGAAAATCCACTCGCCGTCCAAGGTACTTGAAGAAAGCGGTAAATTCTCTGGCGAGGGCTACGCAATTGGTTTTGAAAAGTCAATGGAGAAAGCAGCAGATCTGGCAGAGGTGCAAGCGGTGGATTTTAATAAGTCAGTGCTTGCATCGGCAGAGGACTTGCAACTGCGGGCCAGTGATCTGCAGTTACGCGTAGCACCGCAGAAAAACGGAGTGGCAGAAGATCTTGTGAACTTGCTTACAACGTACTTACCTATCATCGCATCACACAAGCAAGTCGTGATGTCAACGGGAGCATTAGTTGGAGAGCTGACTAATGCAATGAATAGATCATTGCAAGCAGAAAGCAGAAGGGAGGCACGCTATGTCTGATATTAGTTTGAATGGAACGTCTTTAGAACGATATGGCGTGATATCATCGGTGGATTATGGCTCGATCAACGCAGAAACAAGCTATGTTGATGTGCCAGGAAGCCAAACAGGATCACTTGATATGTCGGAGGCGGACGGTCGCATCAAATTCAGAAATCGTACAATCAAGATTGTGGTCGGCGCGCTAGCAGAAAAACGATACTGGAAAAAACTCGAAACTGATTTTATGGCGCGATTTGCAGGAAAAAGATGTACCGTGCGAAGCGATGATTATCCCGAAAAGTATGCAGTAGGGCGCCTAGAAAGCATCATGCCTACATATGATCATCGGATACGATATCTTACGGTATCAATCAACGCGGAGCCGTGGTGGTACAACGACACAGAGACGGTTGTACAGCAATCTGTATCAGGCACACAACAAATAACACTAAGGAACGCAAAAAAGCCCGTAGTGCCAAAAATAAAAGGCTCTGCGGGTATGAAAGTAACACTAGGAAAGGAAACGGTGACGCTACAGGGAACAGGTGTGGAAACATACTTGGAGATTTGCCTTGAGGAAGGCGAGAACACACTGATAGTCACCGGAACCGGAACCATCAAATTTACATACACGGAGGCCCAACTATAATGTACAAGATCTACCATAACGACAAGTTGATCTACAGCCCACGAAGCCCAGACGTAACGCTGGGAAAAGCCGAGCTTACCCAGCAAGCAAATTGCGCGGGCGCAATTCAAATCATTATGTACCCACAAAATCCGGCCTACAAAAGTGTGAAAGAAATGGCAAGCATCATCACTGTGAAAGAAGATGATGAAACTATTTATGAAGGCCGCATAACAACGATCAATGACGAGATCAGCCTTGAAAAGACTCTGCAAACAGAAGGAGCCTTAGCATATCTGAACGACAGCGTTATCCGGCCTTTTTCTTTTTCGGGTGACGTTTCAGAATTTGTTGAAAAAATCCTAAAGGAACACAACTCCCAAGTGGAGGAAGGAAAACAAATTCTGGTGGGGGATATCGGCGTGAAAGCAGCGCTAAAGATCACAGCGGAAGAGTACACAACGGCAATGCAACAGTTGCAAAGCCAGCTTCCGGGAATCTTGGGCGGCTATCTAGAAATCCGATATAAAAACGGAAAAAAGTATCTGGATTATCTGGAAAAGCGAACATTGATTAACACGCAGGTGATCGAATACGGAGAGAACATGGTAGATCTGTCGGATCAGAAAGCGGGATCGGATATCGCGACAGTGCTCATACCACTCGGCGCGAAAGATAAAAACCAGAAGAGAATCACCATCGAAAAAGTAAACGATGGGAAAGACTATCTGACAAACGACGAAGCGGTTGTGGAGTACGGCAAGATCGTAAGAACAGTGGTATACGATGATATCACCAGCCCGACGATTTTGAAGCAAATGGCAGAAAAAGAATTGCCAAAGTACGCAACCAGAGAGCGAACCATCGAGCTGACTGCGGCAGATCTGGCAGCTGCGGGCTATAACATCCGATCGTTTGCGTGGGGACAAAAGGTAAGATGTCATAGTCGAGTACACGGTATCGATACAACAGCTGATATCACCACCAAAAAAACAGATCTGTGCAATCCAGCCAACAGCCGCATCACCGTAGGCGATGCAAAGCCAACGTATACGGCCGGAAGCAAGGCGGAAACTAAAAAAGACTTGGAAGAGACTAAAAAAGAATTAGTATCTTCTATCACTCAAGCTCGCACTGATCTGAAAGATGATCTGGATAACGCGGCAGGGCTTTTTCAAACAACTATCACACAGGATAATGGATCAACGATCTACTACTTGCACGATAAAAAAACGCTGGAACGATCAACGCTTGTACTGAAAATGAATGCAAAAGCTCTCGGAGTATCATTGGATGGTGGCAATACGTACAGCTGGGGGTTCGATTTTGATGGAAATGCAATTTTAAACGAAATTTATGCAATTGGACTTAATGCGAACAAACTCAAAACGGGATGCATTATCGCAAATGATAAAAACGGAAATGAAGTTTTTTATTTGAATGTTGAAACTGGGGAAGTACGCATAGGCGCAGATTGCGTAAAAATCAATAGTGAAAAGATAGTAGAGTACATCAATGGAGTAAAAAAAACAGCAGAAAATGCAAAATCATCAGCTGGCGAAGCTTTAAAGGCTGCAAAAGCAACAGTAGCTTCGATGTCTATTGAGTACTACAAAAGCACTTCTGCCACCGAGCTAAAAGGCGGCACATGGCAGTCAGGAGCAGTCACAGCGACTCAGGGTTACTACATATGGTCGCGCACAAAAACAACGGCACAGGATGGTACAGTGACATACGGCCAAGCTGCTTGCATCACCGGAAATACTGGAGCCACTGGAGCGAAGGGCGACACAGGCGCGGCAGGTGAAAAGGGCGACACTGGGGCAGCCGGAAAAGGCGTCAGGTCCATCGTGCCACAGTACTACCTGTCAACGTCCAAAACAGCCCAGACGGGAGGATCGTGGTCGAACACACAACCATCGTGGCAGCCAAATCACTACCTGTGGACAAGATCTTATATAACGTGGTCAGATAATACAGCATCAACCACAACACCAATTTTGGCACAGGCTTTAAACGATGCCAACCAGAAGGGCTATGATAATGCTCAAAATTTGGAGACCATCAAAAAGACGGTGACAAAGCAAGGCTCATCGTTAGAAACAATGGAAACTCAGATCAAGGAGAAAGTTTGGAAGGAAGATATCACAACTGAGGTCAAAAAGATAAGTGTTGGTGGAAGAAACTTGGCTGAGTCAACGAACCAAGGTGTAACTGGTTGGTCTTGGGGCATGCAAACCGGAGGCTGCACATTATCAGAAGTAGTAGAAAATAATGTAAGAACTTGTAAGTTGCTTAGAGATTCTGTGGCGCAAACAGGCTGGTCTGTTATCTATTATAACCATATAGGGCGTTATAAATGGGAGCCAGATACTGTATATACGGTATCTGTTGATGTTAAACCAAGCGTAAGTACTAATTTCAACATAGCATTCAGAGAGGCTAATGGAACTAATAACCTCATAATAAGCGGAGAAAAAAGCATTCAAGTACGAGCAAATAAGTGGAATAAGATGATATGGAACGTCAAAACCGCTTCAACGCTTCCTACTTCAACAAGTCAAGTTTTCTACGCAACAGAAATGAATAGCGGTACAGGAGTCTGGTATCAATTTAAAAATTTGAAGATTGAGAAAGGCAACCAAGCAACTGACTGGACCCCAGCTCCGGAAGATATAGATGGCGCTGTAGACCAGGCACAGTCTACAGCCGATCAGGTATCAACTAAAGTAACGACTGTAACCACACAGGTGGAATCGCTTAAAACGGCCACAGAGGCACTTTCCAAGGCAATGCAATCTTATGTGAAAGAGGATGAGCTGGAAACCTACAAGAAGCAGGTGGAGTCACAGTTATCGCAAACGCCGGATGCAATCGAAGCGCGTTTCAAAACGGTTGAGCAAAATATTTCTAAGGTTGGCAGCTCATCAGATGATAAGTGGGCGCAGCTGGAAACGTATATAAGACTCACGCAAAGCGGAATTGCACTTGGAAAGTCGGACAGCCCGATTACTCTGGAAATCCGGAACGACCGGATTTGCTTCGTACAATCAGGGCAAATGGTAGCTTACTATACTAACAATCAGCTGTACAACTCAAATCTAGTAGTAACCACCACGGCCAATATCTTAGGCTTAATTTTCACAAAATCTGGCCGACATTTGCAAATCAGTTAAAGAAAGGAAATAGAAAATGGCGACATTTTACAGTGCAGTAGCTGCCGACGTAAGAATGGCGCTACGGATCACAGAAACAGGAACCGATACAAATAATAACTCATCAACAGTGAGCTGGGCACTGATCGGCTGGCTTGTAGGTTCGAACTGGTACTCCAACAGCTCGCATAATATTAGCGTGGTAATCAACGGGGCAACAGTTTTTAGTCGCGCATCAGAAACAAAAGTTACGATTAGCATTGGTACGGATCACACCACCGAGGCCAACCCAGTAACAATTGCTTCTGGCACATCTACCATCCCGCACGACTCAGACGGCAGCAAAACGCTATCGGCATCTTTTAGCTGTGCCTATAAGTGGGTGGCATCATCTGCATGGTCGGCATCCGGAACAATGTCACTGACGCAGATTGCACGAGCATCACAACCATCGTGCATTACATATCCTGCTACCACTGAAAATATTGGATATATGGGGGATACCATACATATTCACACGAACAGGGCGAGCGCATCTTTTACGCATACGGTGCGGTATGTGTGGGGCAGCAAGTCGGGCACGATAGCTACCGGAGTAGAAAATAACTGTCAGTGGACGATCCCGCTAGATCTTGCTACGGAGATTCCGAATCAGTACAGCGGATGGGGCACGATCTACTGTGATACCTACTACGGCGGCACTTTTGTCGGCACAAAATCAGTTGTGTTTAAGGCATCCGTGCCATCGTCAACGGCTCCTGCGGTAACGATCACGCTTGAGCGGCCACGGTCTACAACACCTGCTGTAACTGGATACGTGCAGGGAGTGGATCAGCTCAAAGTAACGATATCTGCCACTGGAAAGTACGGCGCAACGATCACATCATACAGCTCAACAGTGGACGGCGCAGCATACTCAGGATCAACTTATACTACGGGTATACTAACTAAGTCTGGCGCGATCCGAGTAACGGCCACTGTAACGGATAGCCGAGGTTGGAAAACTACCGTAAGCAAGGATATCACTGTGCAGGCATACACAGCGCCGGCAGTAACCGGCGTAAGTGCGTATCGATGCAAGTCGGCAACCGATGCATCACTTAATGCAGCAGGAGCCTATATCTGCATCAAGCCAAGTGGCAGTATCACACCATTGGGCAGCACAAATGGAAGAAAATGCACAATCTATTGGAAAAAAGCCACAGAAACAGGGTGGCAATCCAAAGTACTCGATATGTCGGCTTATACATTATCTGGCTATGTGATCGTATCGGCAGATACAGCGGCGAGCTATAACATATGCGTAAGACTGCAAGATAGTTTCAAACTCATCGACTACTACGGCTCAGACGTAATGTCAGCATCGGCTTTTATTGATATCCTGCTCGCCAGCGACTCGGACACCACCAAAAAAGGCATGGCCATCGGAAAGGTGGCAGAGGTGGAGGGTGCGCTGGATGTGGGCTGGAATCTTATCGCCAGAAAAGGCTTTGATTGGCAGGGAATGCCGCTTACATACTTTACACCAACGGTTAACGTATCGGGCGAGTACTATGGAAAATATGGCTGTTATGCCAAGATCGGTCATGTTGCAATCGTGGTACTGATGGTGCAGATCAAGAGCGTGAGCGGATCAGTGCCGTCTGAAATTAAGATTACACTACCGGATACCCTAAAAGCGGTTGATCACTGGCTACAGCCATCACACCCGATACTAGGGCAGTGGGGCGGCACCTTTCTTGGAATTTTTCGGCAAAATCAAAATTCAACGGTACTCACAGTGCTTCCAGCATCCAGTGTAACAGCCGGCACATATCTGGCCAACGGGTGCTACACCTTCCTTGTACAGTAGCAATTTTTGCAAAATATTTGTTAAATAGGCTGTTAAATAGGCTGTTAAATAGGCTGTTAAATAGCTTGTTAAGTAAGCTGTTAAACAATCAAATAATGCTCCAATTATTATGTATCTAATATTAAAATCACTCCAATAATTAAAGGTTGAAGCAAAAGGCTCTGGAAAGCTAGAAAAATACTTGCATTATGGAGTCTTGAAAAACTTGCAAATATCCATAATACCAACCTCTAAAAGATTAAAAACGCTCCAAGTGAAGGAGGTGATCCGTAAAAATGAAGTAGCCTGGTACAAAAGAGTGAAAAATGAGAAAGGAGAAAAGTAGAAAATGGCAACAGCAAAATTTAAAGAAGGCCGCAAAGAAGCTACAACCGAAGAACTTGCTCAGTACGACTATGGGCAAACATTGCAAATTGAAGGGTTGCAGCTTCCGGCAGCGGTACAAATACATTTTAGCACCGAGGAAGTAAAGGGCGAAGCTAGAGTGGAAATGGGAGCTACAAAAAATAATATAACGACAGTAGAAATCCCAGATATATATTTTAGGGAAGATGCAAGCTCAAGCGACAAAAGTGAGTACAGCGTTTTCGCATGGGTGTATCTGGATGATGGAGAAAGCGGACGAACGGCATATAGAATCCATATGCCAGTCAAACGCAGACCAAAGCCAACAACTTATACGCCAGAAGAAGATGAGCGGTTGAAGAATACATTAGAGCAGATCACCAAGATTGCCAACAACCTCGACGCAAAAGAAAAAACAAATGAAACCAACATCAAGGCAAATGCAACTGCCATCAGCGAGTTGCAGACAAATTTTGCACGATCTGAGAAAGTATCCCTTAACGAGGCGGTAGAAAGATACTATGCAATGCGCCGAGGCCCAGACATCTACACGGTAGAGGAGCTTGATGCCACTACAGCACAGGCATGTGATGTGAATCGCTTGGATGCGCTGACGGGACTTACTTGCGAGCCATCCACCAATACATATCGAGGTGTAGACCAGATCGGCACACTTGATGCGTTTCACCCAACTATTGTCAACTGGGTACTGGATGATGATGGCAACCAGATCATTACAGCAGTTGAGGGGATGCCCGGTTTTTCACGCACTGGAAAAGTTAATCTGGCCGTTATGAACATGGGCCTATATTACAAGGAGGAGCGTAACGCAGCTGGAAACGGCATCCTGCGCCATTGGTCTATGCTCCCGAGAGTGGCAGAGGGCTACAGGCCTCTGAAAGAGTGCGTGCGTCCGGATGGCACAGTACAGGGTTGGATGCTACATGCCAAGTGTTGCGCTGCTGAGATTGATGGCGTGCCATACGTCACAGAGGGATACAACCCGGTGAGAAGTAAGATATCTCACGCAAACTACGCTTATGCACGTAAGCAGGGTGCGGCGTATGGCTACGAGGTTGACGCGGATGCCGTGTGGGTGGAAAGCTTAACGATGATCAAGTACGGTACCAGAAACTTGCAGAAGTACATGAAAGGCGCATCAGCTTATAACTTGCAGTACAAGGTTACGGTCGCAAGCACTGGAAACAAGGTTATCTTGGCGAAGGCCAACGCCGCAAACCTCGTGGTCGGCTCCTGCGTATCAGTAGGCGATGCCACGGGTAAGGCCGATTATGACCGCGGAAATGCTTACATGCACAATATTGCAGACTCAGCGATGATCACAGCGATCACGCCGGTGGATGATAACAACTCTGCGGTGTATCTGGATTGTGGCTCAATCACAACCAAGGTAGGTATGTATGTATCGACTATGCACTGGCGTACCGGTTCAACCAGCAAGGTACTCGGCTATGATGGTTCACCGGTATCTAACACCGATGGAAAGAACATCTGCAAGATCAACGAGATCGAGATCCTAAACGGCGGCTACTCTGTGTGCGGAAATGCAGTCAACATCATGTCCACGAGTGCAGCAGGAGCTACAACAGTAACAACATACTATACAGATAACGCAAAAAACCTGACGACTGATCTGACCAAGATCAAGCGGCAGTACAAGGTCGCTGGAAGTTTCCCGGCAACCAACAACGCTTGGCTATATATCAAAGATATGGTTGTGGACCCAGTATCTGGTTACATGGTGCCAAAGTCCTTCGGTGGCGGCGATACAACATATTGGGCAGACGGATACCACACCGGAGAGAATCCGGCTGTTGGAGCGGAATCAGCCCGGGAGCTGCTGCTGCGCGGTAGTCTGTACGGCGGCGGGCTCGCCGGCCCCGCTGCTGTGAGTGCGGACGGTGGCGTTTCGTACCAGTGGTGGGCCTTCCTCGGCACCCTTTCGCCTAACGCCGTACGGGGTGAATGGCGCTAAGCGCCAGAGGGGTTGCCCCCTCTAAGAAAATTTTAAAATAAAATAATATAAAAAGGGATCTATAGGCCCCGGGAGCTGCTGCTGCGCGGTAATCTGAACAACGGCGGGATCGCCGGCCCCGCTTATGTGAATGCGAACAATGGCGTTTCGAACCAGTGGTGGAACATCCTCGGCACAATTTCTGCATTTTTTAAAATCTGTGGCCTATAGATCGGCTGAAAAAGCCTATACCTGGGAAACCAAAATACGCGATAAAAGGCCGCCCTCGATAGAGATGATCTTGAGAGGGATCTGGCAGGTGCGCTGCCAGATGGGGCTAGTAGACAACCGAAAGTCCCCGAAAGCGCAGAAAGGAAGAAAGCCTTTTTAAAAAAGCATGAAGAAATGTTGCAAAAATGTAGATATACTATCAGCCGGATTTATCGAGAGTGCGACAAGAGAAGCACTACATGGTAAATGGAAACGGCATGATGTGAAGAAATACTTTAAAGGGTTTGCACCGAGCATACCCGAATCAATGTTAAGGCAGATACTCTCAGTAGATCGCGAGTATACGGAAGGCTTAATTGCAACTTCTGCCGAATCGATCCGCTACGAAATCGAACATCGATGCCTACATGTGAAGCCGATCCAGTACGAAAAGAGACTAGATCCTAGCTCTGGAAAAATTCGAGACATCGGAAAGGAAAGCGTAAAGCAGCTGATACTTGACGAGATTGCAAAAGAAGGGCTTGAAGAGCTTTGGAAACGAAAGCTGGGCTATCACCAATATGCATCAATCAAGGGTAAGGGACAGTTAGCTGGAAAGGAAACCATCGAATACTGGATAAGAAGAAAACATGCAAAGACAAGATGCGGCTGGAAAGGTGATGCTAGGCACTGCTATCAATCGGTTGATACTCGAAGATTGAAGCGAATGCTGATACATGATGTAAAAAATGTTGTATTACTGTATCTGGTATTTTTCCTACTGGCACTCTATAAGATGGGGCTTAATATCGGCTCTGGCCTCTCACAGTTTCTTTGCAACTACTACCTGGCACGAGCTTATAACTTCGTTCTCTCGCTGCATAAGGAGCGCAAACATCGCGATGGCACTGTAGAGAGCCGCAAGCTTGTATACTTCGCAATCTTTTATATGGACGATATACAACTCTTCGGATCGCGAGAAGCCGATGTGAAATCAGCCGCAAGGCAGCTCATCAAGTTTCTTGATAAAGAGTACTCAATCACAATTAAGCCAGATCAGATCCTCTTCCACATAGATTACAGGATCAAAACCGATAAACAGTACGCAACCTATCGGGATAAGGAAAAGGCAACACGGCGCGGAATGCCAGTAGATATGATGGGATATAAAATTTACCGAGATCATACAGAGATGCGCCGCAAGATCTTTCTGAGGGCGCGAAGAGCCTATACAGTAGCTTGGAGATGCATCTGCAAACACGTTCCAGTGCCAGCTAAAACTGCACATACTTGCGTATCTTACTATGGCTGGTTCAAGCACATTGATTCGAAACACGCTCAGCAAAAATATAACATCAAGCAGATCTTTGGGATCTGCAGAAAGGTGATATCAGATGAAAGCAAGATTCACAGAGAAGCAGCCAGAAGTCTTTTGGCAGCCAGTTGATGGCAAAGTTTTTATCACGATCTGCCTCAACGAAAAAGAGGTAGAGGAGATAATGGGTGACACCACACAGACGATGTATGAGTACACCTGCAAGCAGATGTGGGTGAAGGAGGGCGAGCTGGACGAGGAAACCGTCCGTGCATCCCCGGAGAAATATCTGGAGTACATCCCGCAGAAAGAAAAGACCCCGACAGAGCTGCTTGAGGAGAAGATCGAGGAGCAGAAGACACAGATCCAGATGCTGACAGACTGCCTGCTGGAGATGTCGGAGACAGTATATCAGTGATCATAAGACACAGTATAGGAGGACAAGAAATGATGGCTATGTTATGGGCACAGGAAATTATCAACGGAAGAAAAACTTATGAACAGGTACCGAGATTGCTCAAGAAGGAGGTACGCAGAATTTTAATCGACTCTGGCCTTGATGATCCGGAGGGAGAAACCGAGGAGGAAACCAAGAAAGAGGCTGAGGAAGAGTGACCGAGCTGCAGATCATGAGAATGCTATGGTCGATCATATACGATCTGATCCTGTACATAAAAGCATCTGGCCTGGAAGTGCCAGACAAAGTGCAGGAGAGAATGGATGCTGCGGAAGCGGCATCCAGACCATACGGAGAGGAGTAGAGATGGACAAGAATGTGAATTATATCAAGGGATTTTTTACAATGACTTTTAGTCTGTTAACATCGCTTTTTGGGGTACTTGCAATTCCGATCTTACTGATGGTGGGGACTAATATAATTGATTATGCAACTGGCTTGATTGCAGCGCCAAAGCGCTCGGAGGATATCAACTCATACAAAAGTATGCGCGGCATTTGGAAAAAAGTGTGCATGTGGCTTTTAGTGGCGGTTGGTGCGATCATCGATGAACTGATTTTGTACGCCTCCGGAACGATTGGCATCACGCTTCCGGGCAGCTTTCTAGTGGCTTGTATTGTAGCGTGTTGGATTATCTGTAACGAGGTTCTATCTATTCTTGAGAACCTGAAAGATATCGGGGTGGCACTGCCACCATTTCTTGAACCACTTATGAAAAACATTAAATCGCAAGTAGCGGAAAAGGTATCTATCGGAGACAAGGAAAATGATGAATAAGATACAAGACTTTCTAGTTGCGCCCGCGCAAAAAGGAGAGATATGGAAACAAATGATTTGATCAAAATTGCAAAAACAATCTACGCAGAAGGCTCAGTATTTTCTGGAAAAAATCAGAATGCCCTGCTGGCAATTGCTCAGTGCATCCACGACTTGCTTGCAGATTTTAAAGGAGATTTGGATAAATGCTTAAAGTCTGCGTTCACAGCTGCAACAGATCAGTATGATACATACTGCTTGCTGGCAGCGAAAGAAGTTTTCGAGGATGGGAAAAGAAGATTTGCAAACGCAGAAATCTTGCAGTTTCGTAGTTTTACAAAGTATTCAAACGGAAACGGACAACCAGACAAAGAAAAACTAAAAGAATTGTATAAAAACTATGAGTATCTTGGAAGTGACTCAATCAACAATTCTTGGGGGCATTTCTACTTTGGAAGGAGAAACGATATGGGATTCAAAATGCTTGTAATGGCGGGACATGGAAGAAACGTGGATGGAACTTGGGATCCTGGCGCATGCGCACTTGGACACCAAGAAGCGAATCTAACAAGAGAACTGCGCGATTTGGTAAAGATTGCAGCGGATCAGTGTGGAGTAACCTGCGACGTTGCCCCAGATAGAAACCACTACAGCTTTTTTAAAGCTGGTGGCACATACGATGTAAGCCAGTACAACTACGTGCTGGAAATCCACTTCAATGCATCAGCTACACAGGATGCAGTTGGAGATAAGCAGCTCAAAGGAAGCATGGCATATATTGATCAATCCGAGAAGGGACATTCTGTAGAAGATGCAATTTTGTCCAATCTGTATGCACTGGGAAGCTGCCAAGCATGGGATGGAGTTGTAGTAGCACAAAGGCAATGGAAAAACGGTTTGCTTGTACAGAAAACATGCAGGCGACAGGGAGTATCGCACGCAGTCATTGAAACATGCTTCGTTACTGATGCCGATGATATGGCATGGTATCAAAAAAACAAGGAAAAAATTGCAGCAGCAGTTGTTGCAGGAATCCAGCAGGGCTTTAGACTTAATTATATTTTCACCCCATACATGGTACGTGTAACAGATCCTGCATTAAATATCCGCCAAGCTCCAACCACGGACAGCGAAAAAGTAGGATGCATCCGCGATAAGGGATCATATACAATTGTTGCAGAATCCAAAGGAAAGGGAGCGACAAAGTGGGGCAAATTAAAAAGCGGAGCTGGCTGGATTAGCCTTGATTATACAAAAAAGATCTAATACGTGTTAAGCATTACGCATAAATAGAATCGGACTGTAAATATTATCTTGTAAAAATAATAAAAGTGTAAAGCAAAAGAGGGAGGTCGAAAGCCTCCCTCTTTTGAACACTACCAAGAAATTTTAAAACAAAATCCATCCAACTGAGACGAAAAATCTTCCACCTTATAACCATATTCTTTAAGTTTGGCAATGGCCTGATCTGTTAAATAGTGCCTGCACCGGCAACTTAACTCTCTCTTATTTATGGCATCAGCTATTGCGTTTTCGGCTGCTATCAATCCCTGCTCTGAGCGCTTGTCAATTTTATTGATCGCAGCTGTGCGGGCTTCTTTTGCATGCATAAGCATATCAATTCACCTCCTCGTCTTGCAAAATAAATCTAATACTTAGTTTAAAACTTTTTGATAAAAATTGCAACTAGGTACAACTAGGCACGGCAAAACATAGAAGAAAACGAACAAAAACAACTAGGTACAACTAGGGCTACAACTAGGTACAACTAGGTGCAACTAGGCATGATTTTTGGCCTGAATTTAAGTGCTACAACTAGGTGAGTGGAAAAAAGTATGCAAGAACCTTTGATTTAAGCGGAATTAAAAGGATTTCAAAATATGCAATTATCGGTATTTTGCAGAAAAGCCAAGAAAAAAATAAAAAATGCAAGATGCTATAATTAGGAATATAATTAGGCATAAATTAGGGTTATAATTAGGCATAAATTAGGGTTATAATTAGGCATAAATTAGGGCTATAATTAGGAATGATCAGGACAAAATTGCAAAAGAAACGAGCTATAATTAGGGAAAACGAAAAAGCATTGAAAAAGTGTTGTTTTATGCGGGATAGAAAAGAATTTGAGTGATGCAACTATAGCACTTTTAAAAAGAATATCACCTATCATTCACACAAAATGAAAAGCGAATCCACAAAAATAAAAAAATGAAGGTTATGCGCATAATACTGTTGACATTATGCGCATAATGTGATAGAATAGAATCATCAAAAGAAAGGAACCGCAGGAAACGGTAAGGTAAAACAAGAATGAGAGAGACAGAAGAGATCATCGAAAGACTGAATGTAAAAAATATTCTGGAAACAGTGAAAAATGAAGGAGCAAAAGTGGTAGCTATTCGCGGCCTCCGCTATGATGAAAATTATGCTGTGGGCGATTGGTGCCGAAATAGCTATGACTGGAACCATGAGCTTGATCAGAGCAGCTATGATGCTGATGGTGAATCAATCGAGTTACCAGGAACTTGCGGAGTTGATATTTGGAATTTTACGTATTTAAATTCTAACGAAGTTGATGAAGCTAAAAACTTATTGAGAGAAGCCATTGAGAGCGCAAAATACTATGGCGATGATGGTAGATTGGCTATAATCGTTGGATACAATGATTACGAATATGGAGAAGACGAAAATGAAGTAATCATTAGAAACGCTCAAGTAATTGCGCTGGTATAAATGCAGCGCATCCCGCCCCGGAGGACACGAGGGCAGAAAGGAGAAAAAATGAACTGGGAACATTTATTAAAAGTATACGAAGATATGGGGGTTGAGGAGATAATCCCGATAGCACATACTAGAATTCATCCACACATAAAAGTGTTGATTGACGAAAATGGAAATTATATAGGGGCAATGCGGAATGGCGAAGATCGCTTCACTATCCCGTGTACAATCGAGTCGGAGTCAAGGACGAGCGGAAATGATCCACATCCTATCCATGATAACCTACAATATCTGTCAAAAGATTATAACGAAAAAAAGCATGAGAAATACATGGAGCAATTAGGAGCCTATATTTCAGAAGTAAACGACAAACTGGCAAAAGCTGTGTATGCATTCGCGGAGAAAAATTGTATAAGAGAGTGTCTGAAAGACTTCTTTAAAAAGATTCCAGTGCCAGAAGAAAAAATTGTAGTATGCTTCGTTATGGCTGCTCGATCAGAAGTGACAAAGGCGAGTATTCGGGGAGATTACGAAGAATATTGTTTGCATCTTCTAAGGTCAGGAGATGGGCAAAATAAACAGTGGAGAGATTACTACCTTAAAAAATTAAAACCAAATGGAATATGTAGCATCACAGGGAATGAAGATTTTATACCTCCAACCTATCCGAAGGGTATCCGATTTGCAGGTGACAGCGGGAAACTGTTTATGGCATCGTCTTCCAATATCATGTTGGCTGGAATGCCAGCCCTTGCACCTGGTTACATAGCGTCGCAAAAAATACTGCATACGCTTCAATGTCTGTGCTTTGAGGGAACACAATGGGCAAATCAGGTAATGCGCGACAATTTAAAATCTTTTAAAGAAATTGATTTAACAGCGGATGAAGAGAAAATAGTGGAAAGGTATATAAAAAACATATTTAAAGAAGGTAAGGCAAGTCAAATAACTTCTGAGTGTAAATAAAGGTTGGAGAGTGTAAGAATTACTAATTGAAAAGACCGAAAAGGATGTGAAAATGGCGCTGGAAGTGATTCGAAAGCAGAAAATTGAGAGAAGGGGTGAAGATGAATGACTGGTAAATATAATATTCAGATAGGCGATGTTTTTGGGCAATGGGAAGTAATAGGGCAAGGCAGCAAGCCCTATTACTCAAAGTGTAGATGTACTTGCGGTACGATTAGAGATGTAAGCAACAGATCTCTTTGCGCTGGTGATTCTAAATCTTGTGGATGCAATAAGGAATACTTAAAAGCCAGACGAAAAGAATCTTCCGTTAAGACTGGTGATCGTTTCGGAATGTGGAAGGTGATTGGTGAATCAAGTAGACCGTATTCAGTTCTATGCAAATGTGACTGTGGGACAGTTAGAAACGTATATAGTCGTATGCTATTAGCAGGTAAATCTAAATCTTGTGGGTGCAATAAGGAGCATGTAAAAACTACCTCTAAAAAAATATCCGAAACCAACTTGAGAATTGCACAGAAAAAAGTCGGAACTAGTATCAATGGATTTAAAATTGTAAGTATTTTTAAGAAAAAGGGGGAGAATGT